TCAGACACAGGATCTTTCTGACCAATGGTAGTCAGAGAGTTTTCAATGTACCAACCACCAGGGCCTTGGAAGGCATGGGAGTACATCTTTGCCCACGGAAGTTCTTCACCTTCAGGTGCGGGCAGGAAACGGATGACTGCAAAACCATTACCAGTCTTATCCATTTCGGGTTTCCAGAGACGGTCGTCACCGCCACTAGAGTTGTTGCTCATCTTCTCAACTTCCTTCACCAGTTTGGAAGTCAGGGAACCAAGAGAAGATTGCTTCTTGAGATCTGCAAAGGACATTAGATTACCTCGGATTTTGTACGGATTTGGCTTTTGTGTACCTCGTTATTCTAGTAGTCAGTGGAGTCCTTGTCAAGTTGACTTTCCATAATGGCAAGCATCTCTGACATGCGACTGAAGACTACATTCATATCAACCTCAGATGGGAGACCCATCATAACTGCTGACTTGTAAATCTTTTCTTTCATCTCAATGGCTTCTGGATCATCAGATAGACTCAGACGCATATAAAGAATCTTTTGTTTTTCAAGAAGTTCTTTGAGGAGATTGACATGCTCCAGTTTTTCTTCTTTGTTCATGCGAGGGAAGTTCATGACACTTCCATATAAATCTTCTTGCAGTTCAGAGATCTTTGTCATCTCTGCTCTTACAATATCAGAATCGAAAAAACTCATTTGTCTCCTAGAACCACCTGCTTCAAGATTTTCTTGTAACGAAATACATCAATATTTAGAAACGGAGAATATTTTTTCATTCTCAAACTGACGGTTTCCCACACTGGGTCTTCCAACTTCTTATCGAAGTCTTGTTTGAATCCGAAGATCTTATCATATATGACTAGAGTTTCGAGACTAATATTCCCGTTCAAATAGTTTTTGAGAACTGGAGGGTGACCTTTTGAGCAGTTAAAAAGGTCGTCAACCTTCTTGCCATCGAAGAGACTCTCAGTTTCTTGTGTGAAAACATAGGAGAGAGATTGATTTCTTTTCTTCCATTCAGTGTATCTACCTTCACCTTCGCGTATCATCTCTCCTATCCAGAGCTTACCTGGATCAGTGCAGGTGATAAAGTTAGATACAAAAAAATCAACAACTTCCTTGTCATCCTTATTACGTGCTAACTTCTCAAACCAGAAACGATCCTTTCGTTTGTAGAAGGATTGAACAGTCGCACGACTTTTGCCACAGTATTTGTGGTAGTCATAACTGTCCTTGGTGAAATGATTCTTCAAGGACAGATAGCATTTGTAGGCATCAAACGGCATCATCAAAAAAGTAATGTAGTAAAATTTTTGCCGGAATTTTTTTTAGACTAAAATGAAATTAAAGGGGCAATTTTGCACGGGAACTTCTCTTCAGAAAATTAAGTTCCATCGCTTCGTATTTGATTTTTTCTTTTAAAGGCTTTGAGATTAGTTTGGGTACGGACTCAAGATCGATTGCATTGAGTTCACAGAAGTGAACAATAGCATCGATATAATTCATATCTTCGTGAGTCAGAACAAGAGACTCAATCTCTTGTGCGAACCTAGAAGGACAAAAGAATTTACTCTCAAATGCCTTTTCTAACTCATTCTCCATGGTGCCCAGTATTGTGAGATACAAATTCTTTAATATAACGAACTAATAGTTTAATATAATCCCCTTTATTTCTTTTGTCAAACACCTTTACCTCACCGCCAGGGGTGACCATAAGAGTGATGAGCTTCTTGATAGGGATTCCAGTCAACTCATAGTATGCAGCAGCGTAAAACATCTCCTGCACGAAGTAATTTTCGATCCACTTTTCAGGTTTGATTTTTGTTGAGGTCTTAAAGTCAATAACTGCTAGTTCGCCATCGTATTCTGCAATACAATCAACTCTACCCGCCAGTCCAAGATATTCGGAGTAGAGTGTACGCTCAATAGCATGTATGTTATTTATCTTATCCAGTTCAGGTTTCAAATGATGAAACATAAACTTAGATGCTGGTAGATAATTGTTCCAGTCCAACTCCTTATTCAGGAGATAGTCTTGGGCAACCTCGTGAAAGTCAGTACCTCTTGCAGTGGCTTGACGGGTGATACGATTCGCTTCTTCAATACCAACACGCTCTCGCCATTTGACAAAGATCTGTCGGTTATAGAAAGAAGTGACCGAAGTAATCGAAGGCACCCAGTCTCCATTGGGAAGATTATAGAGACGGATGCCATTCGTTTCTTTCTTTTCTAATTCAAGATCACCTAGAAAATTACAATGAACAAAACTCATAGATTCAATTCCATTTTGGCAAGAATGTATTCTTTCACTAATCCAGAGCGAACAATATCTTCGACTCCGAACTCAACAATATTCATGGATGGCATCATGCGAAGAACTTTCATGAAGTCTGCAATGCCATTCTTTTCAGCTGATTTGATAAGGTCAGATTGAGTGGCATCACCACAGAACATGATCTTACTATTCTCACCTACTCGTGTAATTATACTATCAAGTTCATGAAAATTCAAGTTTTGGAATTCATCAACAATTACAATTGCATTGTCGAGGGTTGTACCACGGATGAATGATGTGCTCCAGAAACTAATCGTACCTTGAGTCTTGAGATTACCATAGAGCATTTCAAAGTCTGCATCTGTTGGAAGAGCAAACATGAACTTCACCATATTCTTATAAGGAATCTGGAAGAGTGCAGATTTGTCTTCATGGTCCCCAGGTAAGAAACCAATCTCTCTGGTGGCCACAAGCGACCTGACGATGTAGATCTTATCGTATGGTGTACTATCGTCTAAAACATCCTGAAGGGCATTGTAGAGCGTAATAAAGGTCTTTCCTGTTCCTGCACATCCATATGCAACTATGTTTTTGTCGTCTGCATATGCCTCATAAAGTAGTTTTTGATTCTCGGTTAAAGGATCAATCTCCCTCATGAGATCTAGGTTAATCGGCTTCTTCCTTTTCATCTGTTTAGCCGTCAACCCGACACCAATCGGTTGGTCAGTTACTCTTTTTCTTCTTGGCATTTAGAAACTGTAATCTCGGTTTTTACGGACGTTCGCACCAGGTTGTCTGGATGCTCGATCTAGGATCTCATTCCACCCACTTGAATTTGCTTCACCCTTGAATTGCATGTCACCTACCTCACCAGGACTAGCGCACCCTGCGGCCCAGTCTTTGTCCCAGTCAGGGTTCTCTTCTCTCCATTCGGAGTATTGTTTCATAGTCATGGAGAGTTCTTTCGTCTCTCCAGTCTTCAAGTTTTTTACAGGATAAGTTGGCATAATATTCACATAATGTATTGTATTTAGACCCACTCTAATGCTTCAGCAACCGTGGGGAATTGTTCGATAAACACTTTCTTACATGCCTCTGCAACTTGCATATGTTCTTTCTGAGTTCCGTTTGCAGACCGCAGATTGATATAATGAATCCACGAACGACAAGAGCCACTCATGTAGATGCGAGTGGGAGTACACAGTGGAAGAACATTGCGAGCACATTCTTTTGCAACACCAGCCTCAAGCATCTGTTGATAGAGTGCCATAGATGAATCAAACAGAGTATTCATCTGCTTCTCCAACCTATCAATGATGAGCGGATCCAAGTCATCAATACTGTTCTGACGATTCTTGGTGTCCTGACGACGGAGTTCTGGAAGGGGGATCGCCTTTGCGAGTAGGGAGGAATCAGCATAGCGTTGCGAAAATTCTTGAAATGTGAACGAACGATGCCGGAGTATCTGGGCTGCGATAGCACGAGTCGTTTCAATCTCCAGAGTCATGAACGATTGCTCGAACACACTCCAGTGATTGTGCTTGATGCAGTAACGCAAAAGGCCTGCATAGTTGTCATTGTCCTGATTAGCAGGATTACTCACCCGTGCCACATAGGCCATGGTTTGTTCTGCATCAGGAGTGACAGTTACTAGTTTGACTTTATCAGTCGGGGTATCCATCATCGTCATAAAATACTTCGTCGTAATCAGTAATGTGTTGTACTACATCCTCGTAGTTTGGTTTGTATGCATCGATATCAGAGTATACCTCTGACTTCAAACATTCTACCAGAGACTCAAGGTTTTTGACAATCAGCTTTAGCTTTTCTTTGTCCATTCTTTTTAACGCTGACAAAGCTAATTTTACATAAAAAAAGAGAGGGTGTCAACCCTCTCCTCTCTTTAAAAGTCTAATCATCTAGCATGTTTCTACAAACTCTTTTACAGGTTGATTGGTCCTCATCGCACTCTATAAGACAGTTGAAATAATCGTTG